ATTATTAACAAATGATTTTTATATATACAAGATTTTAAAAAAAGCAAATTTAAAGATATAAAGTTATAAAAAGTTATGAACAGAGTTATTAACAAGATAAAAAGCTATATATCAGGCTATTAACATAATTATGAACAATTTCAACAGCCTATTATCATCATATATATTATTCTAATAAGAAAAAAAATAAATAAATATAATGATAGTACGGTTTCCATGCAACAGCCATGTATCAAGAAGTGAAAGCCAAATAATAATTTTTACGCGGGCATAGCATTAAAGTCAGAGGAAAGCTCGCACTCTGTGCGACGGAATCAGGCTACATGTCACACAGCAGCACTAAGTTACCTGAGGTGCTAACGCTACCGGGGGCTCGCGCCCCCAGTGACCCCACAAACGCAACAAAGTTGCGATTATCTATGCCTACGGCAATTTTTAACTAAAAATATTTATTACTTTCGGAAATAATACAATACATTTACAAATGTTGAACAAAAAAATACGATTATGAGTAAAATTAAAGAAACATTCAAAATAAAAATAAATGGAAATTGGGCAGCCGTAGAGATATCAAGGAATGATTCATCATTCAAAAAAAACGGTATTCTAGATAGCAAATTATGGCTTGAAGAAACCAAAAAAATGATTAATGATTTATTCAATACAACAGAATGGCAACACATAGGATATAACATTAGAACATCAATAAAAGTTAATAATGAAAAATGAAAGTCTAAAAAAATTATTAAGAGAAATCACAATCGCAGTATTATCAGCTATCCTGACATGGCTAGGAGTAAGTTGTACTAACATGCTTAGCATTCAAAAGAATGTAAAAGAAAGTAGCATGAGTACAGAAAATAAGACAGACGGAAAAGTAAGTGCAGATAGCGCAAGTATTAATTTATTTAACAAGGAGAACAAAAAATGAAAGTAAAAGAACTCTTTAAAATCAGACCAACAAATGAAGAACAGAATGATTTTATCATTACCGTAGGTCAACACTTAGCAACAGAACAACACTTTGCAACTCGAGAAGAGGCAGAAGAATACAGAAATACTCCCAAATGGGACATGATTCTTGCCATGGTAGCAGAAATGCTAACAATTCACACAGATGTTGAACATAATAATAATAATAAATGAGCATATCAAAATCAATTGGAAAGAACACACTAGGCGGTGGAAATTCCATGCAGGTTGACTTAAAGACCTACAACAGAAGTACACACAATTTATCATACGCATGGCGTTCAAGTATGGGAGTAGGCACTCTAGTCCCATGCATGAAGCTAGTAGGACTACCTGGAGATACATTCGACATCGATATAGATACAAAAGTAATGACACACCCAACAGTCGGACCACTATTTGGTAGTTACAAAATGCAAATAGACATCTTTACAGCTCCATTCAGACTGTACAACGCAATGTTACACAACAATGCACTAAATGTAGGGTTAGATATGAGCAAAGTCAAATTACCACGAATAGAGCAACAAGTAACAAAACAAAATATAACGGACAGTACGCACCTAACATATTCATCTAGTAGTATATTTGCATATCTAGGTCAAAGATGTATGAGAAATGAATTTTTACAAATAATTTTAGTAAAAAACGCAGTACCACACCTTGCATACCTAGATATCTTTAAAAATTTTTATGCGAACAAACAAGAAAGTAACTTTTATTATCTTGTAAAATCGGCATATGTTGATACAACTTTAACGAATAATCAAGTAATATACAACATTGAAGCCGATCCCGTAAAAACAAGAAGTGGAACTATAGAAATAGCTAATATGACATTAGTTCAATGGGTCGCATCTGGAGAAATATATGGAACAAATACAAGTACAGGGAAAAATGTATGGCTAAGCAGCAAAGAAATGGACCTATACTGGCGACCGACGCAAAAAGGAGCTAATATATTATTAACATTCTTAGCGCCACAAAATTGGAAATTCGGAAATAAAGCAAGATACAAAAATAACAACTATATTCAAAAAGGAAATCTAGAAAGTCTAGATGAATTAAGGGAAAATATATTAAAGGCAGGAAGAGAACAAGTTAAAATCACAAGAGATACAAATAAATACTTTCAAGATGTACTAGGAGAAACAGACGAAATACTTAATTTGAAGGAAGCTGGATGCGGACTAATCTTAAAAACCTATCAATCAGACCTATTTTCAAATTGGATTAACACAGAATGGATAGAAGGAGATAACGGCATCAACGCAATAACAGCCATCAGCACAACAGGAGATAAATTTACAATAGACCAGCTAAATTTATCAAAAAAAGTGTACGATATGCTAAATCGTATAGCGGTAAGTGGCGGAACATACCAAGACTGGGTTGAGACAGTATACACATCTAGTTGGAATATGCATACGGAGACACCTATATATGAAGGAGGCCTATCAACTGAAATAGAATTCCAAGAAGTCGTAAGTAATTCAGCAACAACTGATGAACCGCTAGGAACATTAGCAGGTAGAGGCATCAATACATCAAAAAAAGGAGGAAAATTGCATATTAAAGTAACAGAACCTTGTTACATTATCGGAATAGTATCAATAACACCAAGAGTTGATTATTGTCAGGGAAATGATTGGGATATAAATATGACAACATTAAACGATCTACATAAACCAGCACTAGACGGAATAGGATATCAAGACTTACTTTCAGTATGGGCAGCAGGTTGGGTAAATGAAAGTACAGCATACGGTAAAAGTGTAGCATGGATCAATTACATGACTAATTTCAACAGAACTTACGGAACATTCGCAGAAAATGGAAATGAATCCTTTATGGTGCTAAACAGAATATTCGAACCGCAAAATGGAGACTTTAGTCAGAATGTGATAGATAACACAAGTTACATAGACCCAGGTAAATATAACTATATATTTGCAGAGACAACGGCAGAATCTCAAAATTTCTGGGTACAAATAGGCTTCGGAATCGAGGCAAGAAGAGTAATGTCCGCAAAACAAATACCAAATTTATAAAATGAAAAGAAAAAAATATCAACAAAATTTCATGGGATACATAGAACCATATGAAGGAGAAAGTATAGAAAAAAAATGTGCAAAATTGATAGAAAATAACGAACCAATCACAGATGGAGCGCCAATAATCTATACAGAAAAAAAAGATGGAGTGAGACCAGAATACGATATACGCACGGACAGATGGGATATCGCCCAATCAGCTATGGATTTAGCCAACGCAAGTAAAATTGCCAAGAGTAAAGGAATAAAAAAATCTGAAGAACAACAACAGAATGGAGAACAACAACAGAATGGAGAACCACAACAAAAAGGAGAACCACAACAAAATGGAGAATAGCGGCAAAGCACGTATGAGTATAAGGGACTTCTCGGAGTCCCTTACTTCTAACGAATCACACGGGTACGTGTGTACTCTTATATATGAACTAAGTTATTAACGCTTTTTAAAAAAAAGCTACGAAAAATGGGAAATATCGGAAAAGAAATAGGAAGTGCAGCACTAGGAGGTCTGACGGGAGGTGTCGGAGGACTAGTCTCAGGAGCAATCGGAGGGCTAGGCTCACTATTGGGAATCGGCAGGAGAAAAGAAAAAAAAGCCCGAGAAGCCGAAGAAAGAGAATATCAAAGACAGCTGGAATACATGGGGCTACAAGCTCAGTATAACAAGGAGCAAGCGAAATACTCCACAGAACTTAGCAAAGAAATGTGGGACTATACAAATTATGAAAATCAAAAAAAACATCTGGAAGCGGCAGGACTGAATCCAGCACTACTATACGGTAGCAGTGGCGGTGGCGGTGGAAGTGCAGCAGGTGGCGGAAGTGCAGCAGGTGTAGGGCTGCCATCATCAACGGGGGTAGGCATGGCTATCCAGTGGGAACAGATGGAGGCACAAAAGGAGCTGGTTAAGGCAGAGGCTGCGAAAACCAACGCAGAGGCAGCTAAATTAATGACAACTGACACTGAAAAAGTAAAGTCAGAAACTGAAAAGAATAAACAAGATATCAAAGAATCCGAGAAAAGAATAGAATCTCTTACAAGCCAAATCCATAAGACTAATGAAGAAAGTAAGGGGCTAGAATTTAACAATTATCTGAACGAGCTACGAAAGGGCATTAAGTTACAAGGAGAGGTAAATGGGAAAACAGTATGGACTAAAGGTTTTAACGAGATTTTCAAGGAAAAAGAACTTCAAAGAATGTTAGCAGATTTCGGAATCTCACAAAAAGAATATCAAGAAGCTAGCAACGATAAAGAGATTGCAATGAGGTTATCTGACGCTCTCGACGAAATTGCTAACGGAAAAATAGCGGTATTCGGCAAAATGGTAGAGGAGGCGAAACAAGCAAAAAATGAAACAGCCAGACAAAAGTGGCAATTCGAACAAGATAAGGCATTCAGCGACCTGATAAATGAGCTAGGAGGTGACGGCAAATTCGGAAAATTACTAACAGGAATAATCAGCGCAATTTTTAACAAATGGCACGGATTTGGAAAATCTAAATAATAGAATTATGTGTCTATATACAAAATACATAACAAATAAAAAATACCAACCAAATCGAAAAAATAACTTTAATGCGCCTGTCTGTAAAGATAGGCGTTTACTTTTAGTACCAGCAAAGTGTGGAAAATGTATAGAATGTCGCAAGGCGAGGAAAAGAGAATGGGTCATAAGACTGAACGAAGAAATTCAGAACAATCCCGAGAAAGCAACCTTCTGGACACTGACAATAAGTAACGAGAACTACGAAAATTTGAAGAAAGACAGTAAAAAAAAAGACAGAGATAGCATATGTAAATTAGCTGTCAAGAGAATGTTGGAGCGAATACGAAAAAAAACAAAAAAATCCATCAGGCACTGGTTTATCACGGAATTAGGCGAAAATACAGGAAGAATACACCTACACGGCATATGTTGGGGAAATCCTGATTTAATAAAAGAAAACTGGAAGTACGGATTTATTTTTCAGGGCAACATGTGCAACGAAACAACAGTGAATTACGTAGTGAAATACATGCTAAAAGAGAGCCCAATAGACCGAAATTATATAGGAATTATACTGTGTAGCGCAGGAATAGGTAAAGGATATGAACAGAGTTACAACAGTAAACGCAATAAATTCAAGGAAAACGGAGAAACAAACGAAAACTACATACTACCAAATGGTCAGGAACTGCCGTTACCTGAATATTACAGAAAAAAAATATACAATGAGCAGGAGCGAGAAAAACTTTGGATAGAGAAGCAGGAGAGAGGTTACAGATACATATGTGGCGAAAAGGTATCAATAGATGATGAAGAAGAATACAACAATATTCTGAATTATTACAGAGAGAAAGCTAAGGAATTATATAACGAAAATTACGACAATTGGGAAAAGGAACGACACAAGAAACAACTACAGAAGCTCAAAGAATATCAGCAAGAACACAAAAGAGGCGGTTAATAACCGCTTTTTTTGTGTTGATAAGTAAGCAAAAT